GAGGAAGAAGAACTGAAGGCTTCTTATAAGGAAGATCTTGATGTTCTTGTTAACTCCACTGAAGGTCTCACTGAGGACTTCAAGGATAAAGCCTCTGTCATCTTTGAAGCTGCCTTCACTTCCAAACTTCGTGAAGCCACTGAGAAGTTGGAGTCTGAGTATGAAGTGAAACTGACTGAAGAAACTGAATCCATTCGCACCGACCTTGCCGAGAAGGTTAACTCCTATCTCGACTACGTTGTCACTGAATGGGTCAAGGAGAATGAAGTTGCTATTGATGCTGGTCTTCGCTCCGAATTGACTGAAGACTTCATGTCTGCTCTGAAGACTGTCTTTACAGAAAATTACATCGAAGTGCCTGAGTCCAAAGTCGATCTCTATGAAGAGGTTGAAAACAAGGCTATTGAACTCGAAAGTCAACTGCAAGAAAGCACTAGTGCTGTTGCCGAACTCAAGGAACAAGTTGAGAAACTCTCTCGCGAGAAGATTCTCTCTGAAGCGTCCGAAAATCTTGCAACTACACAGAGTGTCAAGCTTGCTTGCCTTGTTGAAGATGTAGAGTTTGTTGATGCTGATACCTTCGCCAAGAAGGTTAAGACCATCAAGGAATCCTATTTCTCAAACAAGTCTGAAGAAAATGAATTGAATGAAGGTAACGATGAGATCATTGAGACTAAGCAAATCATTGAAGGCGAAGAAAAGAAAGACATCACTGATGGGCTTTCTCCCGAGATGAAACAGTATCATGATTCACTGAGTCGTTTGTTCAAATAATTAAAAACCCAAACCGTAAACTACTAGAAAGATCCAAAAAAATGTTTAATTCACAAACAAATATCGAAAAATGGAAGTCCATCCTTGAGCACCCCGAAGCTCCTGCTATCAAGGATGCACATCGTAAGGCTGTTACTGCACAGCTTCTCGAAAACACCGAAGTTGAATCCCGCAAGCAAACTGCGGCACTTTCTAACTTCATCACTGAAGATGCTGCTGCTGCTGCCGGTGGTGGCTCGGTTACTGCTTCTTCTGCAAACGGTGACCCCGTTCTCATTAGCCTTGTTCGTCGCGCAATGCCTTCTTTGATTGCTTATGATGTCTGTGGTGTCCAGCCCATGACTGGTCCTACAGGTCTCATCTTTGCAATGAAGGCTCGCTACAATGAGGATGACTCGTCTGGCACTAACACTGTTACCACTGCTGACACTGAAGCTCTCTTCGATTCTGCTGACCGTTACTTCGCTGGTGATGGCGACACTGGTAAAGGTCTTGCTACAGCTAATGCTGAAGGTGATATCCTTGCTAACATGGGTTTCACAATCGAGAAATGCACAGTCACTGCTAAGACTCGCGCCCTGAAGGCTGAATACACAATGGAACTCGCTCAGGATCTCAAGGCTGTTCATGGTCTTGATGCCGAAAGCGAACTCGCCAATATTCTCTCTCAGGAAATCCTCAGTGAAATCAACCGCGAGATTATCCTTGAACTCGACACTGCTGCCAAGCCCGGTGCCCAGCAGACTGGTCTCTCCACTGCTGGTATCTTCGACCTTGCTATCGATGCTGATGGTCGTTGGGCTATTGAGAAGTTCCAAGCCCTGTTGTTCCAGTTGGACCTTGAAGCCAACACAATCTTCAGTGAGACACGCCGTGGTAAGGGTAACCTCGCCATCGTTCACGCTGATGTTGCTTCCGCTCTTGCCGCTACTGGTAAGCTCGACAGCACTGGTGTTGGTTCCAATGTTACTTCCGACTACGGTCAGAACACACTCGTTGGTTCCATTGGTAACATGAAGATCTACGTTGACCCTTACGCCGCTGATGGTGTTGTCAATGTTGGTTATCGTGGTAGCAATCCTTACGATGCTGGTTTCTTCTATGCTCCTTACGTTCCTTTGACAATGGTCAAAGGCATTGGTGAAGAAAACTTCCAGCCTCGTATTGCCTTCAAGACCCGTTATGGCACTGCTCATAATCCTCTTGTTGCTGGAACTGTTGCTACTGGTGCTTCTGCTGGTGATGACAATCCTTACTACCGTCGATTCGTTGTTGAGAACATCAACATCTCTGATCCTTCCTAATCTTAGGATAGGTAAGTAAGTAAGTAAGTAAACTCATGGGAGTCCTCGAAAGGGGACTCCCTTTTTTTATAAATACTTCATATGGCAGATAGCACACTCACAGATAACTTCAATTTGCTTTCACCAACTGGATTCAAGTTGGGGATTGATTTCACTAAGTATGCGAATGTTGAATACTTCCTGACCAGTTTCACTATTCCAGATCTCTCGCTTGGTGAAGTTGCTACTTCCTACAGAGGCAACATTGGATATATTCCCGGTGAAAGAGTAGAGTATGGCACCATGAGTTGTCGCTTCATGATTGATGAGAGCATGAAGAACTACAGTGAGATCTACAATTGGATTCAAAATAACGTCACTAAGAAAAGCATCACTGTTTCTGATATGATTCTTACGGTCCTTACCAGCCACAACAATATAAACAAGCAGTTTCAGTTTCTGAATGCATTCCCTACAACACTGAGTGGTGTTGAGTTCTCTACTCAAACCCAAGATGTTGAGTATCTTCAAGCAGACGTTACCTTTCGCTATGACCGTTTTGCTATCCTATAGATAATACTATATGACATTGAATGAGATTCTTGATATGTGGGAGAAGGACTCCCAGATTGACAATATCAACCTAGACGAAACGTCCATCAAGTCCGCAAAACTTCATGCGAAGTATCTGTCGCTTCTCAGCACTGCAAAATTGAATTTGAAAAAGAAGCAGATGGAATTCGATTCCTCAAAGAAGGACAAGTGGCTTTACTTTGAAGGGAAGATGACCAAGACTGACATTGAGGAAAGAGGATGGAAGTATGATCCCTTTGATGGTATGACCAAACCACTCAAGACAAACATGGATCATTACTATAAGACTGACCCCGAACTCACTAAGATTGAATCTCAGATTGAGTATCAAAAAGTCATCATCGACACTCTGATTGATATCATGGACAACATCAAGTGGCGTCACCAGAATATCCGAAATATAATCGATTGGAAGAAGTTTACTGCTGGTGCATGAATATAGGATAATATGATGAATGAAGAAAGATATACCCACCGAATCGAAGTCACCAAAAGTATGTTGGATGTTTTTGGCATCAAAGCACTAGTGGCTGAAGAACCAGTCATTCTCCTGAATGGCAAGACAATTGCAGCAGAAACAATCCATGGAGATACCCTTCAGGAAGTTGTGAGGGGACTCCCGTATACAGAGGGTTATATCGTCATCTACTCTGGTTGGAACAATGTTGATGCCCTACATACCCAAAAGGGTTATGTGAAAGTCACAGCAATTGCCGAAGATGGCACGAAGAGAACCATTGACTATAGCGATATCACAGGAGCTAGAATACAGATGGAGACCTACCCCACTGAAGGACATCAGACTCAGTATGTCTTAAGGTGGTTTCCCTCAGAATGAGTTGCATCGAAGTCCATAAGAAGAATGAAGCATTTCTCCAGGTACGGAGTGATGATTCTGGTATTCTTATGGAGCTATCGGAACACTATACATTCTACGTTCCGGGTTACAAGTTCATGCCAGCATACAAGAACAAGTTCTGGGATGGGAAGATTCGCTTGTTCAATACACGCAATCAGTTATTGCCTTATGGTCTCCTGAATAACCTTCAAGAGTTTGCCAAGGTACGTGGATATGAGATCGTGACACAAAACGATGTCACACAAAATAGTGTCACGGTAGAAGAATTGGTTTCATTCTTAGAGGAGAATAAATTACCATTCTCTCCCCGAGATTATCAGTTACAGGCATGGCATCATGCAATGACCGAACAAAGAGCAATTCTTGTCTCACCAACAGGTTCTGGTAAGTCATTGATGATCTACCTGATGATGAGTTTTTTCCTGAACACGTTTGAAGAAAAAGTCCTGATCATTGTCCCCACAACCTCATTGGTCGAGCAACTCTTTAAGGATTTCAAGGATTATTCAGTCAACAACTCATTCGATACAGAAGAGAATGTGCATAGAATCTATTCCGGTAAAGAACGAAATGATTTCTCACAGAGAGTTGTGATCACAACATGGCAATCTGCAATTCGATGCGCACCAGAATGGTTCACACAATTCGGTATGGTGATTGGTGATGAGGCTCATACCTTCAAGGCTAAATCATTGAACACAATCATGGAGAGACTCTGTAATGCATATTATCGTATTGGTACTACAGGTACTCTGGATGGTACACAGGTGCATGAACTTGTCTTGACTGGACACTTTGGCGAACCATTGAAGGTCACCAGCACAAGTGCATTGATTGAGAACCAAACTCTTGCTGATCTTGAAATCAAATGTCTGGTCCTGAAATACCCAGATGAGGTAAGAAAGAAATTCGGCAAACAGAAGTATCAGGAAGAAATTGACTTTCTGGTATCCAATGAAGCAAGGAATCGTTTCATCTGTAACCTCACTCTTGATCAAACTGGTAACTCCCTATTGCTGTATAATCTTGTAGAAAAACATGGAAAACCACTCTATGATATGATATCTGCCGCGGCAAAAGATAGAAAGGTCTTCTTCGTCTCTGGTGCAGTAGGTGCAGATGAGCGAGAAAGAATCCGTGAGATTACAGAGGGAGAGAAGAATGCTATCATTGTTGCATCAATGGGAACTTTTTCTACTGGGATCAATATCCGTAATCTAAATAACATTGTGTTTGCAGCACCGACAAAATCACAAATTCGAGTTCTTCAATCAATTGGAAGAGGACTTCGAAAGGTGAATAATGGTAAATCGACTAAGGTTTACGATATAAGTGATAATCTAAGCTGGAAATCAAGGAAGAACTATACAATGAATCATGCGATCGAAAGAGTAAAGATATACCAAAAAGAAAACTTTAAATTTAAACTCTACGAAATAGGAATGTCATGACAGAAGATCTAGAAGAATTCATCGATGCACTGAATATCGTTGTCTATACACTGGTTGATGGCTCAAGAGTCATTGGGGAAGAAAGGTCTTATGATTACACGAATGGTATTGTCATAAGTTATGGAGTATTAGAATTTCACCAATTCAATAAGATCAGTACTCTCTCACCTTATGTCCCAGAGGCAATTGACACAGAATTTATCTTTACTGATAGAAATATCATTGGAAGATGTAATGCCACCTTTGAATTAAAGTGTGTGTATTACAATGCCCTTATTAAAGGTAAATTGAAACAGGTTCTGACGGAAGAAGAATTCAATAAGTATCTTAAAATACAAAAGAAACCTTCTTCTACCCTAGAATCTTGGGATGAATTATTTGAAAACGGAGATAAACCCTTTTCAAGGAATTGATTCTTTATTTCCTTTCAGGTGAGAAGATTATTATAACAAGGTTTAAAGTTCCTGTCAACAATAAAAATCCCTTTACATGAGATTGATTTGTGATATAATGGTTACATGAAAAGAGAAAAAAATGCACACTACGTCAATAATAAGGAATTCTCTCTTGCCGTTGTCGATTATGTAAATTCGGTAAACAAAGCAAGAGAAGAACAAAAATCAGAACCTCAGATTGATGATTACATTGGATCATGTTTCCTGAAGATCTCCGAGGGTCTTTCACACAAACCTAACTTCGCATGCTATACTTACCGAGATGAGATGGTGAGTGATGC